GGAATGCCTAATAATTGGCTAAACATATCTCCAAAACTTGCACCACCACCGGCAGTTCCACCGCTTACTAAATCTAAAATTGTAGTAAATAAAGCAGCTTGTAAAGCAGCCGCAGCTATTTGTTCAGCAAGTTTACTAAACATTTGACCGATTGCATCTCCGATATTTTCTCCTTTTTGCATTGCATCCCAAAGACCCATTATATCTTTAGTCAATGTTTTAGATAAAAGGTTTGAAAAATCTTTATAGTCTTGATATTCCTTTTTAATAGCAGCATCGTTTTTATTTACTGATTCAGTAAATTCATTCATCCAAGCTGGTATTTTAGGAGCATTTGTTGCTATATCTTCAAAAGGAGTATTTTGTTTTTTCTCTTGCTTTTGTTGTTGTTCAAATAAATAATCGTTAAAATTGTTTACTCCAACATCAGCCTTTTGTATTGATAAATTCTTTTTAGCAAATTCTTCTCTTTGCTTATAAAGTCTATATTCTTCATTTGCCCATTTGGCAGTTAATTCAATCTCTCTTTCAATTTTGGCAATCTCATCAGCTAAATCAAAATTTCTTTCTTTGCCACCTTTTTTATCAGGAGTTGAGAATGTAGTTACTGCTTCTACTAATTTTTTATTAGCAGCTTCAGCCGGAGCAATTAAATCGTTTATCTTTTTAATTTGGTCACTTGCCTTTGCTAAAATTAAAGCGTTTTGTTCAGCAACTGTTGTTATTGATGGAGCTGCACCTGTACCGGCAGAACCTATTATATCTTTTTTAGGCTTTGCTAATTCTTTATCTCTTTCATCTTCTAATTGCTTTCTACGAGCATATAAAGCAGTTAATTTTGTTTCGTAGTTCTTTTGATTGTTAATATCAAAATCTTGTGCAACCGCTCTATTTACAACATACATTAAAAGTTGCTTATTATTAGCTTCTTTTGATTGTATATCTAATTTATCCAATTCTCCACTTGCAGCAAATAAGGACTTTAAACTATTTAACGCAGCTTCACGAACTTTTATATCTTTTGTTGGGTCAGTAACAACACCTGCCAAAGCTCCACCTGAAGCCAATTTAGTTTGAGAACCACCGGCAATTTCATAAACTTTTTTGCTTATGTCATTTATAGACTTTATAAAATCAGCATTAGCATCAGTAGCTTTTTTTACATTCTTTTCGTATGCTTCAAATAAACCAATGGCAGCAGACATAGCCAATACAATACCTGCCGGTCCTGTAAATGCACCGGCTAAACCCATTACTGCATTTTTAAACCCACCTTCTTGAACGGCTAATCTTGTAAGGCTATTGCCGAACATTGTTAATCCATTCAATCCTTGTGTTAAACCACCCGAAGCGAACTCACGGGTAATTCTATCCATTTGACCAACCGCCCTAAAATTTTGAAAAGATTGTTGAGTAACTGTATCTACTTGTAGTCCATATTCGTATAAACCTTGCTTGGCAGTATCCATAGCTCCATTAAATCTCTTAATGGATTCAGTATCAAAATTATTTTTTAGCTTTTTTTCAAAGTAATCTAAATCATTTAAGAGCTTAATAATATCTGCTCTTGCATCTGCGCTATCGAACTGAAACTTGACCCCTAAGTATGAATTAAATTCTGCCATAATTATTTTAATTTATTCCGTATAGTGCCAAAGTTCGTGATAATTCTTCATTTGATAGCATAACCTCATCCGGTTCATCAATATCATCTAATTGAGGTATATGCCAAAAGGATTTCATAGATTTTGGGTGCTTATCTCCTGAGTTACTTAAATAAATAATATAGGCGAGGTTTCTTGTCCTCGCCCATTCATTAAGCTCCTTACGCTCTGTTCCCAAAACGATAATACTATAATCTTTCCAAGTCATTTCCCAAAATTCACTTGGCTTAATTCCACATTCAGCAGCCTTTACTAAAATGTCATCCCAAGTTAGTGTTTTGAGGCTTTTTTTTTCTCGGTATCTTTTACATCAGTTACATCAACATTAATTGTAGATAAAATATATTTAAAATATTCTACCACTTGCCCTTCGCTAACATAAATAGACCCGATTTCATCAATCCATTCGCAAACATCGATTTCGTTATAAACTATTTCTTCTTTATTAGTTAAACAAGCTGCCTTATATCCAATAAAAAATAATTTTACAATCTTATCAATGTCTTTTTGGGTATCTGCTAACGCTTCAAAATACTTTTCTAAGGTTAAATTGTAGGTTTGGCAAAACTCACGCATTGCCCAAGTACCCCATTTTAAATGGATTGTGTTGTTTTTCAGTTTTAATTCGTACATAGTTGGTTAGTTGTTATGTAGTTTTTGTTTGTGTTAATGGAGGATTTACTACTTCAAAAGTTGCAGTAAACTTAACGTCTTCTTTATCAGGAGCAGTTAAATCCCAAGCTGAAATAAATACTAAATCAGTTGCAGTTCCACCATAAACTACGTTACCACTTGCAGGAGCAGAAGGACCCATTTTGATTGCAAATTTAGTCTTAGCAACGTGCAAAGAATAAAGTAAATCGTAAGAATCTTTACTTGGAGTTCCTGTTTGGTCGATTGCAAAACCTTCAGCCTTAATTGATTGCTTAAAGTTTGGTCCTGGCTCGTAGTCATCTCCACATTTAGAAGATGCATCGATTACGTTGTTAGATGATGTGATTGCATTTGAAGTTAAACAAGCTACTACGCTATATGTGCCACTATTTGTAGCATCTGCGAATAATAAGTAACTTCTTGCTGATACTTTACTTTCTGACATTTTATTGAGTTTGTGTTATTGTTAAATTATATGTTAATAAGGTTCTAAAAACATTGTCTAATGGATTTAAGGCTTGTATATTTCTGATACCGGCTACACTTAAACTTGAGGCATTCCACCCTGTTGGAAGTGTAATATGAGTATCGGAATTTATAGCAGCTAAAATTTGATTAGATATAGCTTCCGAATCTTTAAAGCCAAAGTTAGCATTTTTTGTGACAATGTCTATCGTGAACACCAAAGTATTGGTATATCCGTTTTTGCCTTGAACTTGACTTGAAGTTCTGCCGGTTAAAATTAAATATTCATTACCTGCCGTATCGGGAGCAATGCCATCATAAACTCCTAAGCCTGTTGCAGAAACTAAATTGGTATAAAACCATTTTTTTATATCGACATTAGGATTATACATTGTTTATTAATGTTTTTATTTTAGCTATTAATTGTTCTTTTTGCATCTCAAAGTTAGGAATTAAATATGGTTGAGCATTCATTCCGGCTACTGATTTACTTCCCTTAAATTGCATTGCATACTCATCCCAACCCGAAGGAATAGATACTTTTGCTCCTGTTCCGAACTCTACATAAGGGGCGTATTCAACCTGAGTCGATACTTCCCACCCTTTGCCGTTTACATCTTCAAAAGGTTCGGTATGTATTGAACCTCTTAAAATACCCATATCCACAGGGCAATCTATTTTAGCGCCGGTTTCGGTATTTAATGCAGCTTCTTTTACTGCATTATTTAAACCATTTTCAACCTTTTCGCTATATGCTCTTAAGTCGCCAATAAGTTTATCAATCCCAAAAACTTGTATTCCGTTAGCCATAAAAATTGATTTCTAAGAATCTATGAGCATTATCTACATCGTTAATAGATTGGATTGTGTACATTTTACCTTCAACAAATACTTGATATTCTTCGTTGATTGCTATTCCATAACGAATATACATTTTAGCATCTTGGTAATATGTTTTCTCATCTTCCAATAAAGTTCTTATGCTTCTTGCCGGTCTAAAATCGCACCAAACCTCGCCTACATTTTGGAAAACAGTTTGATACCCACCTTCCCCATCAGGGAAAGATGATGCTTGATATAAAACCGCTCTACGAGTCATCGTAGATGAGTTTACGCTTTTATTCTTTTTTTGACCTATCTGCATTTTATAAAATTGGACTTGTTCTTGTATATCTTTGACACGCTCTCCAAGCCTTTTGACAAACGCCTGTTTGGTCGTATCTTTCTACGTCTGCTCCTCTATTCTCGTAATCGAAATCTATTTGGTCAAGAATAGCCACTTTTAAGTCTTTTGGGACACTATCAAACCCGCTTGAATATAAAGCATACATCATAGTATAAGTTGGCTGATAAAGGCTTGGATATTGACCTCCTAAAAGTCTATAATTAGCCGCAACTATTTCGGTATTATCTTGATTATATAAAACAAATGTAGTTGGGTCCATTGGTCCCCAAGGCAAAGAAATATCTCCCGCCGGATTATCAAACCAAACTTGAACAATTTTTTTAATAATACATAAACCCGTGGCTTTTTCTATTGCTTGTCTTGCTTGAGTTATTAAATCAGTTATTAAATCGTTATCGGCATCAGTTGAAACACGACAATAATTTTTAGCTTCTGCAAGTGTTACCGGCTCAACAACTGTTCCTTGATCTATTAATTTATAATCTCTAACGTAATTATAGAAAGACATATTCTTTTTTTACAAATTTACAATAATAATAATAAAAAACCCCCACCGATTAAAGTGAGGGTAATTTATTTATCTAACCTTTAAATATTAAGGATTTAAAGTAGCATAGATTGCAGAGTTAGGTAACATTAAGTTGATTGCCTCATAGCACTCAATTCTCGCAGTTACTAAGTTCTTTTGGAAGTTATCACTATCCTCATAAGCGAACTCAATTGCAATTCCTTCTACTTCGATTCTCTCGATGTAGTCAGCATCAATTACTAATGCTTTGTTATCAGTAACCCAAGTTGCAGAAACAACAGGAACACCCCAAATAGTGATGTCGCCACCTGTTCCAACTTGTACGCTACCTGAACCAACGTAGTAACCGCTATTGATTGTGTCAATCAAAATACGAGCTTGTTGAGCAGGAGATACTAAGATGAAAGATGGGTTAAAGTTTGCAGCCTTTTGGTTAGCGATTAATTGTACTAATTGCTTTAAATCAACTGTTTCAGTCATTGTAGTAACACCTGTTGCAGCAGCAGAAACTGTACCAAAGAAAGAAGCGTTTTCAGCTTTGAAGAAATCTCTCTGTAATAATCTTGGTAAAGTTTGACTTAAGAAAGGTAATGAACGCATCATTTGCTTAGAGAAACGAGAGAAACCTGCGATATAAGAGTTTACCATCTTAGTTTCAGTCAAATTGTAATCGTTAGAACCTTTAGCAGCACCTTCAGTTTGAATAGCGATGTTATTAGTTTCTCCTGTGTTTTCTTTGAAGAAAGTATAAAGACCTGTTGCAGAACGTACAGTAGGCACTAAATCACGGAAGTTAACTAATTGAGCAGGTTGTAAGGCTTGTCTTGGAGAGTAAGTCATTACAGGGTCGCCGGTTACGTTACCTGCGATTGTCATTGTCTTAGCTTCAGGCATTTCCAAACGGAACTTACCACCTTTTTTCAAAGTTTGTTCAGCTTCTTCCATACGACCTTCCATTTTCTCTTCTACTAATTGAGAAAGAGATTTTGCTTCAGTTGAAGCAGCTTTCTTTTGAGCAGCAGTTGCAGCATCAAATTGCTTTTGCATTTCGTCTTTTACGACTTTGATTTCGCTTTTTACAGCGTCAATGTTAGCAGTAACGTCAGCTTTTAAGCCTTTTACGTTCTCAGCCATTTCATTGATTAATTCTAAATTTTCCATTTTTACTTTTTAAATAGATTATTAAATTGTTTAATTGCTTTGAGAACTTCCGCATCCTCACTAACTACCGGCTCAACTGCGGTTGCGGGTTGAGTGTTGTTTGTTAGAATATCTTGTATTCTCTTTATTTCTAACTCTAATGATTTGAATGTAGCATCGGTATATTTACCATTGCTAATTGCTTTCAAAAGAGCATCTAAACGCAAAGATAATGATTCCTCGCTTTTAAATCCTAAAGTTGGAGTTTCAGGATTTGCACCCCAAAGAACTGCCGAACCTTCGTAAAGTTTTAATTCGCTAATCGTTCTAATTCCGTTTTTAGCTTCGTTAGATTTGATTGTAGAAAATCCAATTGAGTGCTGATTGATTAAACCCGCATCATAAAGTTTAATAATATCTTCTCCGGCGTGAGTAGGAACGATTTGAGTAACTGCTACTAACTTATCGCCATCTACATAAAGTTCACTTGGCTTTCCGATAACGTGGTGCATATCTGCTTTGTGGTCAATCAAAGAAAAAATCATATTCTTTGCCTTTGGTCCACGCTCTTGGATTGTTTTAGTGAATGCTTCAGGTACGATAATATCGCCGTCTAAATCAACATTGTTCATTCTTGACCATACTGCCTTTACTGTTCTTGTTTTAGGAGATACGTCAAGTATTGAATCGTTAATATCTTTTAATTGAATTTTGCTCATAGAACAAAGTTATTATTTTTATTGTAATGCTTGAATGATATGCGTATAAATATCGTTATTGTGTGAATCGGTTAATAATCTCCATATCTGCCCAACATCGCCTTGAGGCGGTTCATCTTGATAAGTTATATAATCTCCGTTGTTATCTTTTACAACTTTATATCCGATTGTGCAACGACAATTACAAGTATTAGCAGCCGAAGCCGTAGGGTCGCAAGGATGTAGCATTAATTCAGTACCATCAACTCCAAAAACTTCAAATCTATCATCCATAGGCACCTCAACTCCGTTCATATTTAAATGATCCGTTTTATCCGGCGGTATTCTTCTTGTTCTTGCATCTAAAGTTGAAATCCATATCTTATTTGTTTTTAATCCTGTACTAACTGCGCCAATCATTGAACCTACATTGGCAGCTCTGCCGGTTTCAGTTCTTGCTATTAATTCGGCACGATAGTTGGTTATTCCTGATTGCTTTAATTCTTTAATCGTTTGTTGCAATGGTTTCCCTTCTAAAATACCTTTCTTTAAAAATCTTTGGATTTGTTCTTTTGTTGTATTCGTTATTTCTTCGACTAATTGACTTAATCCTTTAAGGTCCAAGTAACGAGTGATAACATTTTGCCATAAATCAGTAAGCCAACCCTTTTGTTCTATTACTAAAATGCCATTCTTGGTCTTTTTTAGGCTTTTGTAGGACATTTCAGCCGTTTTAGTACCCATTGATATATGAAGCGAGTAAAGTGTCTTTTTTAAGCCTTTACTTGAGATTGCGTTTAAATCTTGGGTACGACAAAACTCATCCACCTGTTTTTGCAATTCTTTTTTGAATTGAGGTGAATAAGTTTTTAATCCTTGAGCATACAATTTCTTGTATTGGGAGTTCATTATTTATTTAATGAAAGTAAATAGATTGTTTCTGCGAACAATTGAGCAATCTCATCTACTTGATTTTGAATCCAAGTTTCTTGGTAAATATCTTTTCTATCCTCTTGTATTTCTGCATAACACGCTTGGAAGTAAGCAATAACTTGTTCAGGACTTTCATAGTTCATTGGCGGAGCAACTACATAATCAGTAGGTCTGCCATAGATTCCTGAAGTGCTTTCTACTAAGCCATCAATTAATTCTAAAACTTCATCGTAAAAATTATTTAACGCTTTGTGAACTGCATAAGAAGTTGTTTGATGATGCCATACAATTGATTGCTCAAATGCTGATTTTAAATAACTTACAAAATCTGCAAAGTTATCTTGAGGAGTGCCTTCGTTTGGTTCGTTTGTTGGCTCTACTTGCTCGATAGGCTCATTCATTTCAATATTATCAAAAGCCTTTTCAGCAGTTAAATTTTTAAATTCTGCTTCTAATTGGCTTATTTGCTTTTCTAAATCTTTCATTTATTTATTATTTAAAAGTTCTTCTAAATTTTTTGGTGCTTGTATTGGAGTGAACTCATCCGTAGGAGTTAAATTATTTGGTACGTACAACTTTTCAAGTTCTGCTTGGTCTACATAATCAGGGATTTCAATACCCATTTGCTCATACTTTTGTTTTGGAGTAAGCCACCAAGCATTTGCCAACCAAGAAACTTGGTCGTTCTTATTAGCATCTAATTCTCTATAAACTGATAAGTCAAAATCTATGTAAACATTCTCTCCTTTGTAACCCCAATCAGTGTGTATTTTACGATTAAAGTTATCTCTTAATGAAATTAATAAAGGAATAGCACAACGAGTTGTTAATGCTTTTTCTCCTTCCATTTGATTGTTGTAAGTCTTATTAGTAGAATCGTTTAAAAGTTGAGCCGGTACTCCGTAAATATTACATAAAGCCACCATATCCCATTTCTCACTTTCAATAATTCCTAATTCAACAGGACTTAACCCTATTTCTTTCCAATCTACTTTATAACCTGAAACTGCTATTTGATTAAAGTTTTGGCTTCCGGCTTTTTCGCTAACTGATTTCTTTAAAGCTGCCGCTTGGTCGCCTCCGCTTATTGGATCAAATCTGTCATCGTTCATAAACAATACTCCCGCAGGTCCACCATTTTGGAATGCAGAAACAGCAGCAGTTTTAGCTTCGTTTGAACGTGTTAAAGTTCGTGAAGCTGCCTTTAATGGAGATTGTCCGTAAAGCTGATTTCCGGTAATGTTCCATTGTGGATTGAAGTATTTGTCGTGAAGGATTTCTTTTGTATCAAAACTCCATAATTTACCATAGTATAATTGATATCCCACCCTTGTTGGAGGGAATACCTCAACATCTGCTTTAATTGCCATAAATTGGCTTGGGAGTGCGTAGAGTTGAAATGGCTTGTCTTTGTTTGCTCCGGCTTCAATAAGTTTTCCATAAATAAAAGAATTTCCTGTGATTAATTTAAACGCACACCATTGTTCAACTAAATCGGACCAAGTATCTTCTTCGTTAGGGAACTGTAATAATTCATTTAAGCGAGTATCGCCTTCGTATATTTCAAACGCTTTTTTATGTAAGTCTTTTATCTCTTTCCAATTCTCAATCTTGTCAGGACTTGCCATTAAAGCCTTATATCTTTTTGCAGCTATGGGGTCTATTTCTTTATAAACGTGAAATGGAGCAATTTTTGCTTTTTCACTAATTAATCTTACAATAGAGTAAACAATATCATTGCCAACATATCCATCATTAACGTAGCTTTGAGCATCAGCTCCTTGCCAAGTAACGATTCCCCTTTCAATGCTTACCATTGAACCTAATGGTCCACGAGAAGGTAAAACTGATTGTAAAGGTTTGGATGCCGGTGATTTTGCTTTTAATAGAAAATCAAATAATCCCATATATGTACATTTAAGTTCAAAGTTAGTTATTTTACACTAATAAACCGATACTACAAATTTTGGAGTATATTCAAAAATCATTCTCATTGCCAAACAATCCGAAAAATCGGGAGAACGACCAATTGCAGCTTTTACTTTATCCTTTGATATTACTCCTTTGCTTCCATCATTATCGACTGCTTTTTGTTTGACTTGTTCAAGTTCCTCTATTATCTTTTGTTTTTGACTTCCATCAGAATTGATATATAATTTGCTATCATTTATTAATTCAGCTAATTTAAAATAGCATTGGCTTTTTAGATTGTCATAGTTTTCTTTTGCCCTTGTAATAGGATTATCTAATGCCCTGGAGTTATTTACAAATCCTTTGCACCTAAGTATATCACAAACTCCACCACCGACTCCGTCCTCATCGACTACTATATTTGATGTAGGCACTTGAAACTCTTGTTGGAACTTCTTTATTATTTCTGCAACTTCAACAACCGACTTGCCTTGGTATTGATGTAATTTAACACGCATTCCGCTCCAAATGCCAATAACAGTGGAATCGCTACCAAAACGAGCAACGTCACAACTAATGTAAGATGTACCATTAGGTAAATAATCGCTCCTAAAAGCGTCAAGTATTTTTTCATAGTCAATTAATTGAGCAGGATCATTTGAATATTCCCAATTTCCCATTAATAATCTTTCTTGGCTTACCTTGTCTAATGTTAAAAGGTTTTCCTTATAGTGCTTAGATATAAACGGGTTGTCATCTATTAACGAAGCAATAAAGCGTTTATTGTGTGCTATGCTTCCATCTTGTTGTGGTTTATAGAACTCTGAATAGGTCCAATTCTTTGCCGGATTACAAGTATAAAGTATCTTAGGAACTAAATCATTTTGGTCCAACTGAAATCTTATCCTTGACTTAATAATGTTTCTTGCCTTGTCATCTACCTGATTGGCTTCATCTATAAACGCATCGGTAATCTCTAATGAACCTAATTCATCAAAGTTTGGGTCACTTGGATATGAATATAAATCTTTTAATAGAATTGTTGAGCCGTTAAAGAACTCTATTTGGCTCATTTGTCCGTTAAACTTATAATGTTTACCCGACTCTAATCCTTGCATTTTTGCCACTTGAAAAAATGAAACTAAAGTAGTTTCTTTAAGTGTTTTGAGGACCGCACGACCTATTAAGCCACGAGTATTAGGGTATTTTAAGCGTTGTTTAAGCTGCCAATAACAACCCAAAGCCGTTTTGCCACCACCGGCACCACCACCGAATAAT